CATCATCGTGCTGTCGCCTTGGCTGCGATCAATGCGCTTTGACTCGGCAGTTTCTGCGCTGAGCTTTGCACCCATCACAGCGGCCAAGCCAAGATCATTAATCTGCGAAACGATTTGATCCAACCTGCGGAACTGCGCGTCATAGCTATTGCCAGCAGGTTCGATGTAGCTCGCCGCAGCTCCCTCGGGAAGGCTGAGCGCCTCGCCTGGGCCTGCGCTGATTTCTTCTGCTGCTGCAGGGAAACCAAACAACGCAAGCATCGGCACTGCACTGATGTGCAGTTGGTTCCCCAGATCAGACTGAACCTGATAATGCTGCAGGTTTAGCTCAGCAATATCAGCTAATGGTGGAAACGATTCCAAAACGCCTATGCGGTTTGAGTAAGCAACGCTGAACGGGATCTCGCTCAAGCTTGTTGTGCCTTCGTCAACAACACGAAAGTCACCTTTTTGATCTTTTTGAAAGATCTCAAATGCACCAGGGGTCAAGACACGTACTTGCTCGACTTGCTTCTCTCCGTACAAACCATCTGGAACAATCACCTTTTCAAATAATCGAAGCTGCGTCAGCTTTTGTTGCCCATCGGCCATTTCAGTGCGCCAACCAAGAATATCTCTTGGCGTGTATGTGATCCAGTAAGGGCGGCCATTGTCGCCAGACTTAGGCGCATCAACAAGAACGCCAACGTGCCCGTAGCGGATGCAAATGCGCGATGTGTTGTAAAGCCATGTTTGCAGGTCGTTGTTTTGCAAATCAACGTCGAACAATTGCTCTCGGATTTGATCAGAAACGTCGTCAAGCCTGACCGGCTTACGCGTCAACATGCCAGCCAACATGCGCTCTAATCTGACGTAATAAGGCGCAAGAACTGAGCGTTGCAGTCTGTTGTCATAAGCCTCGTCTAATTCTCTTGGCTCTTGCGGTAAAAACTTGCGGTGGCCTTTTCTGATTTTGTATGTGCCGCCAAGCAAATGTTCGATCAGTCCCCAGTGAGACTCCATATTTACCCAGGCGCTATTCGGGTCGTTCACCTGAGTGACGTTGCCAACACGTTGGCGACCACCAGAAAAGCCTGAATACACAGTTAAATACCGCCCGATGCCGTCAGTTTAAGGGAGTGTCACATCTTTGACGATTTTAGCCTTGCCATTGGCGTCAACCTTCAACACCTGATGCTTGCGTGGTTCGCCGTGTTTAGGTCGCAAAATACGCCCAACAGCCGTTACTTTTGGATTATTCATTAACGCATCCCTCTTGGCATCTTAAATCCTGCACGTTTTTTGTTGACTGACTTTAAAGCTTTTTTGGGATCTTTGTAAAACTCCATTGCCTTTTCAGCTCGGAGATTACTTCGCGTCATCTTTTGCGTTGGCCGCCTAATCATTGTTGATCCTGGCTTGTTGCGAGTATCCGAGGTCCGAACAAAATTTGCCTTCGCTCGTTGTTCACGGCCCGCTTTGGTCAGCAAAGTAACTTGCTTAGATGCAGGCATTGTCTTAATCGCAGACTTTACAGTGCTAACTTTTTGCCCTGATTTAGCGGCAAAATCTTTAGCCAATTGATCGCCATATTTTCCTCTTAACGATTTAGCTTTTGATTGATCCGCTTTGAACTGCTTGTTCATTGCTTTGCTTTCGGCCCGTCGCGACGCTTTTTGAGCCGCAACATTTCTTGTTATCTCAGAATTAAGTTGACGCCCCCTAGTGCCACTCATGGGACGATTGACAGAAGCAGTGTCCCCACGCCTTGCAACACGTTTTGCATCAAGCCTTTGCGTGGCTGCTTTACGCTCACGCTGAGCCTTGATCGAATTATCCTTGCCCGGTAACTTACCCGTAGCTAAGTAATCCTTAGCTCGCTTAAGTGTATTGGCGCTTTTAATTTGTCTTTCGTAAGTGGACGGCTTGACTGTCCTTCCATATTTATTCATTGATTGCAAACGGGCATCCGTTGCCGCTGCTTTCCGATTTACGCGGCTTGCAACCTGTCCCTTGGCATTGCCTTTCGTGCGTGGCTTTGCAACAGTTCCCTTAGGCCGCTGAGCTGTAATTCGTTGCGCTTTTGGATTAACAGGGATTACGGAAGCTCTATCAGTCTTGAGTTTTCTTTTGGTTTCAGTTTTTACTTTGATGCGATCTGCTGCAGCTTGTCGAAGGCTGGACACTGGCGGCTTGGTTTGCGTGTCTAGCCTTGCCTGCGTTTTCTTATTAAACGCTTCAAGCCTTTTTGTTGTATCAGCTTGTCTTGCTGCCTTTGCCTTCGCTTGCGTACTCGCGTAACGCTGACCCTCCGACAAGCCCTTTCGTTTTTTGCCTAATGAAACAATCCCTTTTCTTTCACCTTGCTGACTCAGCTTGGCAACTGTGCCGCCACCTGCGCGTGTATTGCCGGGAGTTTTTAGCCGAGCGCCTCGGCCGCCTGTCTGGCCTTGATAGGCACCAATACCGCCAACACCTTTAGAAGCAAACCGGCCGCGGGCATCTCTAATAAAGCGGCGAGCCATGGCGCTGGTCTAAATCGTCAATAGAGTCTAATGCCCGTACCACGCCCCGCACGCGCATGAAGTGGGGAAAATTCTCTCACGACCAGATATCCAAACGCGTCACAAAAATGGTCGAAGCCTGCTTCTTTATCGGGCTCGGCTTTTGCATTCCACGATTGCAACTCAAGGCATTCAATCAATCTTTTGCACTTGTCAGAGATTTGAACTCGAACTAACCCCTTTGAATTTTCCAACAGCACCTGAACAGCAAGTATCCGATCACGTACGGCGGGATTGCTTTTACCTGACTGATTCGAGAACCCAAACGATTCAAGAATTGCAATGTCCGTGCGCGAACTGTTGGTATGGCGGCTAGAACCCGAGGCATCGGGATAAACATAGATTCTTTGATCAGGGTATCGCCTTCTTATTTCTCTAGACAAACTCTCTGTATCGTGAGCCTGTGCAATTTCATCTATTATCACGAGCCGGTCGCCCATTCGGACCCCGACAACAGCATTAGTGTTTGCGACGTTGAAATCAATCCCGATCCTTAAAGGTTCGTTCTCAACGTTCGGCAATTCTGTGATGACGTGTTTAGCACGATCAAAACGATCGTAAATCTGTCCAGTATTTAGGTTGACAAAATCACCGTTTAAATAAGACTTGATCAAATTTTCTGGATAATTCTCTAGCAACGAATCAACGAATCCTTCAGGCAGAAAAGGATTGTCAGTTGTTTTGGCGCGGATTAACGCAGTGTCTGCGCTTGCGTTCTTCTCAAACGTGTCAAACGCCCAGCCAAAACCTTCTGGTGTAGTGGCAGCGTAAAACTGCTGCACGTTGCCAGAACGAAGGCGAGCTAGTGCCATTCGCATCGCTTGGGTCGCTACTGATTTGTTTGCCGTATCGGCCTCATCGAACCCAACGGCGCAAAGGTTCTGACCACGGATGCGGTTGGCCGTCTCCATGGTGCGAAGCAGGATGGTGTGCGAACCCTCTGCGAAATGCAGTGTGTATTCCGGCAAGGGGCTAACACGAAAGTCAAAAGGGATCTCCCACTTCTCCAGCAGCTCGTCCATTGATCGCTGCAGAATATCGCGCAGCATTGGGGCAATAGGTTCAAACAAGGCTGAAACGTGGCCCACGTTCAGCGCAGCCATGTGAACACTTTTGCAGATCAAGCCGTATGTCTTGCCTGCCCCAAATCCGCACACGAGCCCAAGCTTCCGGTGCTCAGTGTCCTCGCAAAATTTAACCTGATGGGACAACATGCCGTCTTGAACGCGTGCAAGAACTTCTGTTGTTGTTGGTCGTTCAAAGGTCTGTATGTCTTTGACAAACCCAAGAAGAGGTTCGTTGCCTGTGATGCCTGAAAGCAACGGCATCAGTTCATGTCGAAGCGAAGAAGCTTGGCTTGTGTCTCAAGAGCCTTGATTGCAACCTGCAAATTTTCGTCGCGTCCTGCCTTCTGTTCATATTTAACAAGGCGAGCAATTGCAGCAGCTAACCATTCAGGGCGTTCAATCTCTGAGTCTTTTTGAATTAACAGGCGAGCCCGCTGCATGTAAATGTCTGCAGTTCTTTCG